GCACTCTCATATCATCGGTACTAATCATGAAATACGGAAAACTCTATGCCGTCATTGCGATGGTAGGCATTATCGTGGGTAGTTATTGGGTGATTAACTGGCAAGCTAATAGGATTAATTCACTGACAGATATCAACAAAAAACTGGCCGTGGCTCTCGAAGAACAGAAGTCTATTAATACTGACTATCAAGCACGCATAATGCGATTAAATCAGTTGGATATTCAATATACGCAGGAGCTAGCGAATGCTAAGAATGAAATTAGTCACTTGCGTGATATTAGTGAGCGTCATCCAGAGCGGGTGTACATCAAAGCCGAGTGCCCCAAAGTCAAAACCACTCCCTCCACCAGCTTGGCTTATGCAACCACCGCCCGACCTACTGACACCGCTATCCGAAATTATTGGTTACTCAGAGAGCGAATTGCAGAGTCAGAACAGATGATTAAAGGGTTGCAGGATTATATCAAACAAGAATGCATGGAATAAAAAAAAGCCCAGCATGGGTGCATGGGCAAACTAACAGGATATTAATCAAAGTATAGTGATAATTACTTAGTATAGCTTAAGTAAATATATATATCAGCAATTAGATAAGTCGTTTATCCATTAAGGAGAGTGATCATATCTTGACTGCTAGGAACAGACTAGAAGTGGCTTGGCAGTGTATCGCTAAGCTGCGAACTCTACGCATTTCATTCTGTGCATTCACCGCGCAATTAAAAACACTCACAGAACCTTACAGAAAGTCGAACCTGAGAAAAACCGTTAATGGTGTTTTCTGTGGGGCGGTTATTTCTGGTGAACAGGTTCGCTTTTCTATAAGGATTTACACCATGAGCAAATCATTAGTTTTCAAAGGTAATGAAATTACTCCATTTGATAATGGTGATAATAAGATTTGGTTTACCAGCTCTCAGATGGCTAAGCTACTCGAATACAAAAATGAGAAGTCAGTAACCAATCTATATAACGCCAACAAAGACGAGTTTTCTGATGATATGACAATGGTCACTGAAACAATGACCAATGGAATAAACAACAACTTACGTAAGAAAAAGGTCAGGATCTTCTCTGTTAGAGGTGCACATCTAATCGGAATGTTAGCTAATACAGATGTAGCGAAATCCTTGCGTCGATGGTTACTTGATCTAGCTGAAAAAGAGTCAAAACCACAAACAGGGTTAGCAAACCTTGACATGAATGAGCTTAAAACCCTGACTATCAATGAGATGCAAAATAGATTAGTAGCAGCCGATAACTGGTCGTTCGAGAACTTTGGCAGGAAAGGTAGTGACTTAATGAATTTACGCAAGCGTCACTTAAAGAAAATACGCAAAGCGAAGAAGGCAATTAAAGAACTATCACAATTAACCTTGCCTGATATGGGCGAATTTCCAGATGGAGAAGAGCCAGCATGAACCACGAACAATTCATAGAGCAGAACGTACTAGCCGAGTTAAAAAAGCTCGGCTTTTCTTTACCTGTTTGTCGTAGAGCAAGTTACATGGCGGTAGATCATTATCGCCGAAGCTCTCAAGCAAGTAGAAAAGGGCGAATGTTTGACGACTGCTTACATATTGCCAAAGTGTGGGCGAGTAAGTTCGCTAAGGAGAAAGTATGACCAAACAAGAAAAAGCAAACTTATCCATTCTCTATCGTCAATTACAGCAATCACTTGAATACTTACACTGTGGAAGAGTTGATGATGGGAGAATAGTTGCTGAAATCGTCGAGCGCGAGTTAGGCAAGTTAGTCAACAAACAGAAAACCAAATAGGCCCTAGCGGCCTTTTTTATTTAAGGAATGGATATGGCTAAAAGACCAGATTGGGAGGCCATCGAGTCGGCTTACCGAGCTGGCGTGATGTCCATAAGGGAAATAGCCTCTCAATACGAGATAACCCATCAGGCGATAAGTAAGCGTGCCAAGAAAGAAGGATGGGAGCGAGATTTAAAGGCAAAGGTTAAGGCTAGGGCTGAAAACTTGGTTGCCAAAAGGGAGGTTGCCAGTCTGGTTGCCACCGAAAAGGCTATTTCAGAACGGCAACTTATTGAGGCTAATGCCGAGGTTATCGCTAATGTCCGCATGGAGCATAGAGGCGATATTCGAAGGGCTAGAGAATTAACCAACAACTTATTTGATGAACTATCTGCTGAATGTGCTGATGTGCCAGCCTTAAGAAAACTTGGCGAGTTAATGTTTAGTCCTGATGATAACGGACGCGATAAACTCAATGAAATTTATCATTCAATCATATCTCTCCCTGAGCGCGTTAAGTCAGCCAAAGCATTAAGTGAAACACTCAAAAACTTGGTTGGGCTTGAGCGTCAAGCATATGGTCTTGATGATGTTCAGCCGAATAAGACAGCTAGTCAGCTATCAGAACTAATGGACGACTTATCTAAGGAATAATCATGAAGCCAGAACATCTTGCATTATTGAGAGATAAGCTCTGGCGATTAAATCACCTCTACTGGATAACCAATAAAGAAGGCAAGCCAGTTCGATTTAAAATGACGCCTGAGCAACTCGAATATTTTGAAGGGATGCACACGCGAAACATTATCCTTAAAGCCCGTCAGCTTGGCTTCACTACTGAGGTCTGCATTATCCAGCTAGACGCAGCGTTATTTGAGGCGGCTAAATGTGCATTGATAGCCCACACACTTAACGATTCTAAGCGGCTATTTAGGGAAAAGATAAAGTATGCCTATGACAAGCTACCCGATGAAATCAAAGCGGCTAACCCAGCGAGTAATGATGCGGTTGGTGAGTTGGTGTTTAGCAAAGGCGGCTCGCTTTATATCAGCACGTCATTTCGTGGCGGTACACTCCGTTATTTGCACGTTTCTGAGTTCGGTAAGATATGTGCTAAGTATCCAGAGAAAGCCCGTGAGATTGTCACTGGCGCATTTGAGGCGGTATCAAGCGATTGTTTTACGACGATTGAAAGCACAGCGGAGGGTCGAGCAGGTTATTTCTTCGATTATTGCCAGTCTGCTGAGAAAGCGCAAATTCAGAATAAGACTCTCTCTAACCTAGACTGGAAGTTCTTTTTCTTCTCATGGTGGAAGAATCCAGAGTATGCCATTAACCCTGTTGAGCCATTACCCCAGCGGTTAGTTGATTACTTTGATGAGATAGCCAGCAAACATGGTGTTCAATTAAACGAGCGCCAGAAAGCATGGTATTACGCCAAAGAGAAAACGCTTGGCGACGATATGAAACGGGAATACCCGTCAATACCGTCTGAGGCATTCCAACAATCGGTTGAAGGCGCTTACTACGCTAAGCAATTCCGCTACCTGTACGAAAATAAACGCATTGGCACACTTCCTGATAACTCACACTTACCGGTTCACACGTACTGGGATATTGGCGTCGGTGATTCAACATCAATTTGGTTTATCCGTGAAGTGGGCGAAGAGTTCCATGTCATTGATCACTACTCAAACAGTGGTGAAGGTCTACGGCACTACATGAAAGTGTTAAAAGACAAAGGCTACACATATGCAAGTCACAATGGCCCTCATGATATCGATAACCGTGAGTTTGGTTCTGATGCGAAATCACGACGTGAATTAGCGCGTGAAGGGTACGAAATAGACGGACAAATTTACTCAATCCGATTTGAAGTGGTGCCAAAGCTTTCAGTCGATGAAGGTATCGAGGCAGTACGTGAAATTCTGCCACTTTGCGTGTTCGATGAACACAAATGCAGTGAAGGCATTGCTCATCTAGAAGCTTATCGCAAAGAGTGGGATGACAAGCGGGGCTGTTGGAAAGATAAACCGCTTCACGATTACACGTCACATGATGCTGATGGATTTAGATATTTTGCGGTGAGCAGAAGAAATACCAAGCGCCCAGCATTCGAAATTAACCTAGGAACAACCTTCTGATGAGTACAACAAATGTAGATTTCACTCGACCGGAGTATAAAACGGCTGCTCCTCAGTGGGAGTTAGTGCGCTCTGTTTGTCGAGGTGGTGAAGATATAAAAAGCTATCTTCCTGAGCTTGAAGAGCAAGATAGTGAGCGTAAAAAGAAGCGCAATAAAGATTATCAAGACCGTGCGGTGTTCTATCCAATAACGGGCAATACTCGCAACGGCATGATAGGGATGGCATTTAAAAAAGATCCCTTAGTTGCTGTCGTCGAAAAGCTGTCGTGTTTAAAAGACGATGCTGACGGGGCGGGTTCAAGTATCTATCAATTGGCTCAGTCTTCACTTGAGTCAGTATTGGAAGTCGGTCGGCATGGTCTGTATGTTGATTACAACAGTGATTCGAAACTCCCGTACATATTCCAATATCGTGCTGAAGACATCATTAACTGGCGTACAGCTCGTATTAATGGGCGCACGATGTTAACGCTGGTGGTATTGCGTGAAACGGTGGAAGAAGAGGACGGGTTTGGTTTTAAGGATGAGGTTCAATACCGTGTATTGTCGATAGAAGAAGGTAAGTTTGTCTGTCGTGTCTATCGCAAGCCCAGTGGAAGTAGCGTTTTTGAAATTTCTTCTGAGTATATACCTGCGCGTGCTGGTAACGGTGTGTGGAATGAAATTCCATTTACATTTATTGGTGCACAGAATAATGATCACACTATTGATGAAGCCCCACTTCTAGGATTGGCAAAAATCAACCTAGGGCATTATCGAAACTCTGCTGATTATGAAGATTCTGTTTTCTTCTGTGGGCAAATACAACCTTATCTAGGTGGGCTAGGAACAGAATGGCGTGACTATCTAGAAAAGAAAGGCGTTATGGTTGGTTCTCGCTCGCCAATTATGTTGCCAGAAAAAGGTTTCTTTGGTTACGCTCAGGCTCAACCTAACATGCTGGCAAAAGAAGCAATGGACAGTAAACGCGATTATATGGTTGCGCTCGGTGCTCAATTGGTTTCTGCTGATATCAAAGTTAAAACGGTTATTCAGTCTGTCGGTGAACAGAACGCACAAACCTCTATCCTGAGCATCTGTTGCTCTAATGTTTCCGATGCATGCAGTAAATCGCTAATATGGTGTGCTGAATACTTAGGTTTAGATACTGCAGGCATTTCGTTTGAGATTAACAAAGACCTCGTTAATCACATTGCCGATAGTTCGATGATCCGTGAAATCGTCGCAGCATGGCAATCTGGCGCAACGCGTAAATCTGACTTAGTGAGAAGTTTGCAGAAATATGATGTTATCGACCCCGCTGATGATGTTGATGTGGTGGTGGATGAGCTTAATAATCAAGAGCCGACAATGGTAGGTGAGACATGAGATCAGTGAATGAGCGGTTAATGGATGAATTGATTGCTCACTCCCTGTTTTCTGGTCGCTATTCTACAGGGGTGGCTAGACGCATGATAAAGGCACTTAATGAGTTTGATGCTGAATTAACTGCTTCACTTATAGTGTCTTTAGATGATACCTCCATCGATGTTAATAGTTTCACTGCAAGGCGATTGGAGTCGTTGCTGTCCAGCGTTAGAAGTATTAATAAGCGTGCAGTTGATAGTGCTTTTTCATTGTTAACAGAAGAAATGAGAGCGCATGCATTATATGAGGCTGGCTACTACCCATCACTGTTTGATGCTCTACTACCTGATGTTGTTCTACGCAAATATCCACTAATGAGCATTACAGAGGAAATGCTATTTTCCTCAGTCATGTCTCGCCCATTTCAAGGGAAATTACTTTCTGAATGGGCTGATGGATTAGAATCAGATCGCATGACACGCATAAATAACGCTGTTCGGAATGGTTATTTAAATGGTGATAGTGCGGTAGAAATCGGACGTAAAATCAGAGGACATGCAAACCAAGGTTATAAGGATGGCGTATTGCAACTAAGCCGAGCTAATGCGACGACAATAGCTAAAACGGCCATTAGCCATTTACAAGCAACAGCGCGAGATCAGTTTGCTGATGCCAATAAAGACATTCTTGATTGTAAACAATGGTTATCTACCCTCGATAATAAAACATCTCACGATTGCATTATTCGGGATAGGTTGAGATACACGCTGGAAGGTAAGCCTATTGGTCATAAAGTTCCTTATCTACAAGGCCCCGGAAAAATCCACTTCAATTGCCGTTCAACAGAAACATTGATTACTAAATCATGGCGTGAATTAGGCATTGATTTAGATGAGATGGATGCAGGAACGAGAGCATCAATGGACGGGCAAGTGCCAGCGGATACTAATTTTCTTGATTGGATACAGCGACAACCTGAGTGGCGACAGCGACAGGTGTTTGGGGAGACGCGATTTAGGTTGATGAAAGAAGGCGGCATGAATCCTTCTGAGTTTTATACTGACAAAGGTGAGTTTATTTCTCTCGAACAACTCAGGGAGATAGACAAGCAGGCATTTAGAGTGGCTGGATATAGCTAATCAATAAACCATTTAACAAGGTCACCTCGGTGGCCTTTTTTATTACCTAAACTCAGCTCAGGGCTGAGTTATTACAACGCGCTAGGCGCATCTAATCCCAAGGGGAATCACATGTTATTTATGAATATCGAACGCAAATATTATTCACAGGCTGATGATGGTTCGCAAGGTGGAGGTGGTGGAACACCGGAAATCACTCCAGAAATTCAAGCTATTATCGACCAGCAGGTTTCAGGGCTAAAGGCTAAAAACAGTGAGTTGCTAGGCAAGCTCAAAGAGCAAGGCGATAACCTGAAACGTTTTGAAGGCATTGACCCAGACACTGTGAAGGGCATGCTTAAACGCTTTGAGAATGACGAAGAAGCCAAGCTCATTGCAGATGGCAAGATTGACGAGGTTCTCAATAAGCGCACTGAGCGTTTGCGTGGTGATTTCGACAAGAAGTTAAAAGAAGCAAGCTCTAAAGCTGAAAAGGCAGAGGCGTTTGCAAATAAATTCCGTGCTCGTGTGTTAGGCGATGAAATTCGTTCTGCAGCAGGGAAAGCGGGTGCATTAAGCAGTGCTCAAGAAGATTTAATTTTACGTGCCAAAGGCATTTTTCAGATCAACGATGAAGGTCAGGCCGTAGCCGTTGATGAAGATGGCAATCCAATCATGGGCAAAGATGGTCGCACGCCATTATCACCTATTGAATGGATTGAATCCCTAAAAGAAAGTGCTCCTCACTTATTCCCCGCAGCCTCTGGTACAGATGCAGGGAAACATAAACAAGGTGGTGCACATTTTAAACGTTCTCAAATGTCCGCCAGTGACAAGGCTGATTATATTCGCCGATACGGGCGTGACGCATATTTAAAACTTCCAAAAGAGTAAGGAAATATAAGTAATGGCTACGACGACTAATAATGATTTAGTAATTTATAACGATTTAGCACAAACTGCGTTTTTAGAACGCCGTCAAGATAATTTAGCAGTATTTAATCAGGCATCAAACGGCGCAATTGTGCTGGATAACCTTTTTATTGAGGGGGACTTCCGTAAGCGTGCATTTTATCAGATCGGCGGTTCGATTGAGCATCGTGATGTAAACTCCACAGCATCTGTAGAGAACAAAAAAATCGGCGCGGGCGAATCTGTTGATGTAAAAGCACCTTGGAAATATGGTCCTTATGCAACGACAGAAGAAGCATTTAAACGCCGTGGCCGTGATGTATCGGAGTTCTCTGAGTTAGTGGGTACCGATGCGGCAGATGCTTCACTAGAGGGTTATATCAAATACTCTTTAGCTGCTTTAGGTGCCGCTATTGGCAATAACAAAGAAATGGTGGTGACTGCGGATATTGCGACAGATGGCAAGAAAACACTGACCAAAGGTTTACGCAGATATGGTGATAAGTTCAACCGCGTAAATCTGTTTGTTATGCACTCAACCACCTACTTCGATATTGTTGATCAGGCCATTGACAACAAAGTATATGAAGAAGCGGGTGTGGTTATCTACGGTGGACAGCCAGGCACATTAGGTAAGCCTGTGCTGGTAACGGATACAGCGCCAGTAGATGCCATCTTTGGTTTAGTGCCGGGTGCTGTGACTATCACTGAATCCCAAGAGCCGACTTTCCGATCTTATGAAATCAATGACAAGGAGAACTTGGAAGTTGGTTATCGTGGTGAAGGCGTGGTTAACGTTGGCGTTCTGGGCTATAGCTGGGATGAATCAAAAGGAAAAAACCCTGATTTAACACAGTTAGGCACCGCAGGTAACTGGAAGAAGCATTTCACTAGCAACAAATTAACCGCTGGCGTCATGATTAAACTGACTGCCGAAGAGGGAAAGTAACCCTGTCAGCGGATAAAACGTCCGCTATCGCTGACAGTACAGATACAGTAACGATCACTCTTAATTACACCAAGGGCAGCTCTCCAGTCGAAGGAGCTACCGTTAATTGGTCTACAACAGGTGGTAAATTAAGCGTTACTTCATCTAAGACGGGCAAAGCTGGTGGTGCGACAGTGAAATTAACTTCTGATTCACAGGGTGAATTTATTGTCACAGCCACTGTTGATGGTGTTGCACAAAATACTGATGCAATTACATTCACAGAAAAAACTTCTCCAGACGAGTAATTTAAGGGGCTTTGTGCCCCTCTTTTTTTTGAGGTGAGCATGATTGATCCTGATAAGAACTCTCCAATATTTAATAGCTACGCAAGTGTGGATGATTTGAAGAAATACGCTGAGGATAGAAATATCACTTTGGCAGATAGTGGATTAGAGGCATTACTAATTACGGCGATGGATTATCTTGAATCGCAAAAATGGTTAGGTAAACGAACTAACCCAAATCAACCTTTATCTTTCCCTCGCTCAGGGCTATCTCGCGACGGTGTTGCCATCCCAAGCGATCAGATACCAAAGCAATTAATCCAAGCTCAATGCCGTTTAGCGATTGAATCAGTAGAAAATGACCTACAGCCCACGTTAGGCGCTGAAATCACCTCAGAGCGAATTGAGGGCGCTATTACTGTGCAATATGCCGAAGGCACTAATACTGGCGCACCAAACTTTCCTTGGTTAAAAGGTTTATTGTCTGGCTTGATTGATGTCTCGGATGGATTTGCCATTAATACATTTGCAATGAGGTAGCCATGAACATTTATCAACGTGGGCAGAGTACAGCATTAAGGATGTTGAAAAAATATGGCGTTTCCTATCAGGCTAAGCGTGATGGTAAGCATTGGGTTGATGATGAGGGGCAGGAACACTTTGAGCCAGAAACGTTATTTTCTGTTGTCGGGGTAAAAACGCAATATAAACCTTACGAAATCGATGGCACGCTTATTCTCTCTACGGATATTAAAATGATACTTCCTCCAGATATTGATATTCAGAAAGGGGATAAGGTGCTTGTCGATGGCGTTTGGTTGCGCGTTCATGAACCGAACCCTGTTAAACCCGCTGATATTATTATCTGCTATCAGTCTCAACTGAGGGCGTGACATGTCAGATCAGTTCATGAAGTCGATTAATATCTTTATCGACAAATCTAACGCAAATATTGAAACGGTTGTCAAAAATACAGGGTTTAAAATATTAGCGAAGCTTGTTGATATGTCACCTGTTGGAAATCCTGAATTATGGGAAGTTAATAGGGTTGCCTCAAACTACAATAAAGCAGTTTTTGAACATAATGAGTATCTAAAACAAGATCCTAATAATTTAACACCAAAGCGACGTCAATTAAAAAAGCGTGTTCGTGTTAATGACTCTATGGATATTTATGTTCCTCCTGGTTATACAGGGGGGCGGTTTAGAGGTAATTGGCAGGTGTCATTTGATGCCCCAGCGGAAGGCGAGACGGGGCGCATAGATAAGTCAGGCAATATGACAAAGGCGTTAGGCAACGTTGTTATTGAACAATTTAAGGTAGGAATGAAAGCTATCTATTTCACAAACAATGTGCCTTATGCTTACCGCCTTGAAATGGGGCATTCGAAACAAGCACCTAACGGTATGGTTGCTGTGACTGCTGAGGAATTTAGTCAGTTTTTCAACTCTGCCGTATCGGAAACTAAATCATGAATCAGTCGACAATTAATACTGAAATACGAAAGCTGGTGGCGAGCATTGGCAAGGATTTAAATCTTAAAATCGCATGGCCCAATCTTCCTTTTAATGATATTAACGATCCCTATCTTCAACTCCATGTCATGCCAGCAGAAACGGATAACATCGGGTTATCTCTGGATATGCCTGTTTATCGTGGTGTTATCCAAATTAACGTAGTTGGGAAAGTAGGGGGTGGGGACGCTAAGATATCAACTATTGCTGATGACGTTAAAAACAGATTAGAAAATGGATTAACATTAGGGGAGGGTATCTACATTAACGGAGAGCCTAGCCAGTTCCCTCCAATTTCAGATGAAACAAATTATACCATTCCTATTCGTGCATCCTATCGATGTAATGCAATCCGATAACACCGCTTAATTGCGGTTTTTTTATACCTAAAATAGAGGTTAACAATGGCCTATAACATTCCTAATGGGTCGCGTGTTTACGTCGCAAGTAAATACGATGACGAAATTAAAATTACCGAGGCAACTAATGCCGAAGAAGCCGTACTAACAGTTGATGATGTGGGTGACATTGCTAAAGGCGATATTGTTCATGTTACATCTGGCTGGAAAAAAGCTTCGGGTGCTTTCCGTGTTGCAAGTGTCGCTGAATCTAAAATCACCTTAGAAGGTGTCGATACCAGTGATAAAAATGTGTTTCCTGCTGGTGGCGGTACAGGAACATTAAAGAAAGTACTATCATGGGAAGTCATGCCACAGGTAATGACACTATCTACCGAAGGTGGGGAACAGCAAACTCAAGAGGTTCAATTCCTTGAAGATGAGCAGGCAGAAACTATCGATACCTATAAAAATGGTGTTGTACAGGTTTATACCTTTGCTCACGATGCCAAGTTGCCTATCCGTAAGTTATTAACAAAATTGGACGACAGTAAGCAAGTTACTGCAATCCGATTCTTCAATAAACGCGCAGAAGAAGATCGCTATTACACAGCTTCAATTTCATTCCAACGTGTGCCAAACACCGCTATCAACGAAGTTGAAAACGTAACAGCGCGATTCTCACTTAAATCTGAAATGCAGATTTACACCAGCGCATCTTAACCAATAAATACTCACAACAGCCCCGAATCAGGGGCTTTTTAAGGATTTACAATGCCTAAATTTACACTCGTCCCAAATCCAACCTTCAAAGCTAACGTTAAAATTCCTGTTGCTGGCAAAGAAAAGCCAGAAGTAGTTACATTCACATTTAAACATCACTCAGTAAGTGAGCTTGATGGAATGCGAGAAAAACCTATTTCTGAGTTCTTTGAGCAGATTATTGCTGACTGGGCGATCGAAGAACCATACAACAAAGAAAATTTAAACATATTGTTAGATAACTACCCTTCAGCCTCTCGTGCTATTTCATCAACGTATTACAACGAACTGTTAGGTAACCGCGAAAAAAACTCCTAACGGTCGCCGAGGCAATGTATGGCGGAATGAGTTCAAAAGAATCGACTGAGTTCGAGCGCGCTTTTGGCTTTCCGCCTGATATTGATGATGTTGAGGTGTGGCCTGATGTTTGGGATTCGTACCAAGTATTTTCAGCCATGAATACACAGTGGCGTGTAGGCATGAATGGTATCACTGGGCTGGATTACACCCCGTTAAGCCAAGTGATGGACTTATTCAACATCAAAGACAGAGCGACCGTGTTTAGCGATTTGCGGATTATGGAAGCTAAGGCGTTAGAGGTGATGCATAAGAGGTCACAATAATAATCTAATCAGTGGTAAGCGTCGATTGGTAAGCGGGAAGAGAAAATTATGAATAAACTAAATAAATTAACTACAGAAATGCTCTTTTTTAAAAGTGAGAATAAAGATGTCAATTATTTAGAAGGTGGTGGTATTTTTATAGAAGATAAAAACATGTCTCTTTTGTATAAGAAAGTGATGGAATTAGAAATTAAGCTTCAAGAATTATCACATTCTATATCACAAAACTTAAGTCAAAAGTGGATAAGTTAAAATTCATAAATTAAATTAATATTCTTGTTTAATATTCAAAGGGTATTAATTAAATGAAACAGCCAAGTAATCCCATAGAAATACTCGTTCATAGTACTGTTAGGATCGAATGCTTAAAGGGTAGTAAAGGTGCTTCGTCGGGAACTGGGTATATATTTTGTTTCTTAGAAGATGAAGAAAATGATAAATCATGTCCATGTATAGTAACAAATAAACATGTTCTTAAGGATGGGGTTGAAGCGATATTTCATCTAACATTGCGAGATAAGGACGGTAACCCAGATTTAGGGAATCACGAAGCTATAAGAATAAAAGATCTAAATGATTATGTAATATTACACCCTAATGATGATATTGATTTAGCTATTATCCCCATAGGTATGATATTAAATTCTGCAGAAGCTCTTGGTAAAAATTTTCATTACTCCTCTTTTGGTAAAGGTTTTATTGTAAGTAAAGAACTACTTAGTGAGTTATCCCCTATGGAGGATATCGTTATGATTGGATATCCGAATGGTCTTTGGGATACCGCTCATAACTTACCTATTATACGAAAAGGCGTTACAGCAACAGATGTTAGGTTGGATTTAAACGGAGAGCCTGAATTTATGATAGATGCAGGTGTTTATCCAGGTTCAAGCGGCTCACCCGTTTTTTTAGCTAATATAGGTAGCTATATGGATAAGGATGGATGCCTTTGTGCAGGGAGTCGAATTGCTTTATTAGGAACTGTTTATGCAGTTAATCAGTCACCAGTTTTGATAACATCAAAAGACCAAGACCAAAACCAAGACCAAAACCAAGACCAAGATAAAGAGGGCTATTCCAAAACTAGTATTGATGGAGCATTCCCTAATAGCTTGGGCTACGTCATAAAAGCATCAGAGCTATTGGCCTTTGATGATGTGCTTTTGGGTTTTATAGAAAAACTAAAAGATAGAGATGCTAAAGGGGTGTGGGATAAGAGTGATAATGCACCACAATCAAGAAATTCCCCTTGCCACTGCGGTAGTGGTAAAAGATATAAAGAATGTCACGGCAAATTAAACTAGAATCGAACCCACTCCGGTGGGTTTTTTATTGCCTGAAATCTACAACCTATTGATATAGTTTGATTATAGCGAATCGCGAGAATTGATAGCCCATCCTTGGGCGTTACTACTGTTGTTATGCAATTAACGGAGTATTTAAAATATCTCCGCTTTTCTCACCTTGCATAACTTGGGTGCGTAGACGGAAATTTTGCAATAACTCAATGAGGGCGTTAGAGTCACGTTGTAACTTCTGAATATATTCAACACTGACAACGTTATGACCATCAACGCTAACTACTTGTTGCTTTCCATTTTTATAAGAAACCAACCATCTTCCCTCTTTGGGTATGGTTACAGTGATTGAGTTTTGATTTGGCTCAAAAAGTATATTTTCTTCCTGTTTAGGAATGTATTCACCTTCAAGAACGAATTTGTGAATATACTCAACCGCATCGGGTATCTGATCTGCTGTTAGCTCTTCAATGCTACTAACATTAAATTTCTGGTGAACAAGAGAATAGGCTTCTGGGTACATAATGCCTTTCTTACTAACCAGTAGATTAACAGCATTCTTTAATGGGTTGCGTTCTTGAACAGTTGATTTGTGTTTTTTCTTAACTTCACCAGTAGTCCAATATTCATAAAGTACGTCGTCACACTCTTCTTGATACTTGATTACTTTATCGCGGATCTCTGGTTTGACTTTGTTAGGGCTGATAGTGTGAAGCCAGCCTGCAAGTTTACGGAGAGCTAGGCAAAGCATTGATTGCTCACCGCCTTTTGAAGGTATCACGATTTCCGTGATCCCTTTACGAAACCTTTGTTTTAGCTTTTCAAATTGAGATTGCCAAGTTAACCCCATGCCTTCAACTATTGGCTTCATTGGTACATATGGTTCGCCGTTGAAATTTACTACATACAGGTTGTTACCGTGGAAAGGTACGTTAATTGTTGATACACTAGTCATGTCGGTTACTCCGTAGTTTCTGACAAATTAGAAGCCCTAGCTACCGCAAATAGTTGGGGCTTCGCTGTTTTAGTTGACACGTTTTTCTCTTTCTTTCACATACCAAGCTATCGCTTGATTAACTATTGAGTTTTGCGAAATACCATCTTTCGCTGAGAGTTCTACCACTTTACTTTTTAACACCTCTGTTAATCTGAGTTGAAATTTTCCTGTTTTTTTATTGGTATTCATATTTTCATCCTTTTATGTGTCTATGTGACATCACAAAGATATCAATGTGAATCTATATAGTCAACGAATAATTGAGTATATTGTGATATCACAATGACTTTACTGGTGGTTGTATGTCACAAAAAAATACGCGAATAAGAGATATGACGCCTTACAGCCTTAGAATGCCTGATACTTTGAAAGAAAAGTTAATGCAAAGGGCAAGTAAGAATGGGCGATCTCTTAATGCTGAAATGGTTATGATTCTTCAGTCTGCGGTAGATGAGGATAGCATCCCTAAAAACTTAAACGAATTGTCACAGCTTGATTCCGAAAAGTTCAAAGAACTGTTCATGGAAACTATCAAGAAGATGAATGAGGGTAAAAAGTGACTAATATCACATTTTATTTTGTTGTTACTGTATAAAAAACAGGAATGTAAAATTTTTTAGTGCCTGTAATATATTTTGATATTTTCTTTGGAGCTTGCACATGAATGCGCCTGTAATTAGCTTTATTAATATGAAGGGTGGGGTGGGAAAGACCACTCTATGTATTAGTATTGGTGAGTATTTAGCAAACTATAAGGATAAAAAAGTATTAATAATAGATATTGATCCTCAGTTTAATGCAACACAATCTTTTATGGGTAAGCATGATAAAATAAGTGAGTACTTATCTTTAGTAAAACAAAGAAAGACAATCAAGAGAATATTTGAAGTAAATGCTTCTATATATGATGAAGATGCAGTATTAAAAAAAGAAGATGTTATTTACAGTGTATATCCAAATCTAGATATAATCCCTGGTGATATAAACATAATGTTTGAGCATAACACGGTAGATACAATTAGATTGATTAGGATAAGAAATTTCATTGAAGACAATAAGTTAAGAGAAATCTACGACTATATTTTTATTGATTGTCCGCCTACCATTTCGATGTATACCGAAGCGTCCATAATGGCATCTACACATTATATAATGCCAATGAGAATAGATCAGTATTCAGTATTAGGGAGTAACAATTTGCTATCAATTGTTTCTAAGCTGGCTAGAGATCAAAGACTTACAATAAAGCCGTTGGGTGTTATTTATACCGATACTGCACCAAAAAGATTGACCAAGAAGACCAGAGCAATTAAGACGGCTATAGAAACCGAAAAAGGAATCAGGGATCTATATTTCTTCAAGAATCATTTTTCAAAGGTTAGGGATTTACAGGTTGGTCAGCAATTAAATTTTGCGTCAGCGTATTCTCAGTCTAAAGAAATCATTGATAGAATATGTACGGAACTCGAGGCTAAGCTTAAAGAGGTTGATGATGAATCAGAATAAATTAATAACTAAAAAGAAATTAATGGAACTAAAAGATTCTGAATCGCTTGAGTTTATGATCGGGTTTCTATCTTTAGTAATATTTTCCAAAGAAATTTTTAAGTCGAATTTTGAATTGAGTGAATTTATTAAAGATGCATTTAAGATAGAATATAAAAGATACGTTGTATCCTCAAGAACCCTTATGTTCTCTAGGCTTGCGAAAGATATAGTTAGAAAATATTCTGATGGAAATCATTTCACAGCTAAAAATACTGTTGTCAATATCATTTATGAAAAGCTAGATCAGCTGCCAATCAACGATATCGCTTTAGAAGCGAAAAAGAAAGAAAATAAAAAGAGAAAAGGTAAAAATACTACAACAGAAAGTATCTCAAAGTGGATAAAGGGGTTTAGGGGTGAGTAACTTCCTTACTATTGACCCTTACAACGTGTTGGGAACAGTGTCCAAGTTCAAAGAAGACCTAAAAGTAATTCCTGACCAATATGTTGTTGACTCGTTAATATCAGCGGTAAAAAAGTCTATTTTTTTGAAGATAATTCACGAAAAATCTTTGAGAGGTAATAGACACTTATTAAGCGTCATCTATGATTTTTTAGGTTGTATTTCAGCAATAAAAAAAAATGAAGATAGATACTTTTATTTTAATATAAGGTCATGCATTGAAAATTCAATTAGATTCTTGTTGAACAAAGATAATGATGATGAGATCGGTGTTACAAGGATGTTCAGTGAGTTTAAAGAAAGATATAAAGGTGTAGACGGTGTTAGCGCACTTGCTAGGGTATATTCTGATGCATGTAATTACGTTCATAACAATGTCAAGGCTGATATTGATGTATCAAAAAGCTATAAATACATTGATTCATCCAAGATTTTTGAAAAGAAAAAAAGCAGAAATCTATGTAATGACCTCGTTTCAGTGCAGTCGTCACTAGATAATTTTTTGCTAATTAATAATAAAGAAGACATAAAGCATTCATTTTTATATCTAAATGAAAATATAGAATATTTAATAAATAAAAAGTTTTTAGAAAGATTGTTCTCATCAGAATTGGTATCATAATTCTATAAACATGCTTCGGCAGGTTTTTGTTTGCTTCAATTTGCACCACAAACAGCTAAACTAATAACAAATTAACTAACGAGGATGGTGTTGTGAGGAAAAAAACAGTTTTGGCGATTTTTATTGGTTCATTATTAATTTCTGGTTGTGGTCAAAAAGAGTTATCACCTCAAGATATTGAACTAGTAAATAATTTAAAATCAGAGTTATCACAGGTTGAAAATGACATATCAGAATCTAAATCTGAGCAGAATTTGTATTCTGGCGGGTTAATAAAATCTCTAATTACTGCAAAAACTGAAGTTTTAGAGGTGAATAAGGCTCTTTTACAGCAACGGATAAATGCTCTTGAGTCTGGAGCTAAAGTTAACATTGTTATAGAGCAAACCCAAGCAAACCAAGATCTAGCAAATAAACTTGAAGCGGAAATAAATCAAATTAAAAAAGAAAATTGAAAGCGAGAAAAACGAAGCTAAGAAATATTCTGGTGGATTAATTCTATCAATGAAATTAGCAACAATAGCAACACAAGAGCAAACGTTAGCTACGTTACAACAAAAGTATTTATCTGCTAAATATGGATTGGCACCAATTAACTATGATAATCAATTAAGCAACAATAACTCCCAGATAAATACAAAAGAAAATCTTAAATCAGATAATGAAAAGCAATCTATGCTCCCGCCGGAATCAGGCCCATTTGGGTTTAAGATTGGACTTACAAGAGAAAACATTGAATCAATGATAACTGGCGAGATACGCCTTGTTGATGATGAGCAAAACCTATACTTAACGAACAGCTCACCTAAAAAAAACTCCGAGTTTGCATCATTTGGATTAGTTATCTCTCCAACAGTTGGTTTATGTCAGATAAGAGCTATTGGTAATGATATAAAAACAAACAGTTACGGACAGCCGTTACGGCAGGAATTCAATGGGTTGGTTAATACTTTGGAATCTTTGTATGGAAAACCAAAACAAGAAGATATTCTTTTATCTGGATCTATATGGCGGAACCCTCAAGACTGGATGATGGGGTTGTATAAGCAAGAAAGATATTTAAGTGCTAGGTGGAAAGAGCAAAATGACAACATGAAAGAAAATGAACTGAGTAGTATAGCTGTTGAGGCGAGAGCGGATAGCGGATCGAATGGGTATATCTTCCTTCAGTACACATTCGCTAACAATCCAGAATGTGTTAAGGAAATAGAAGAAAATAAAAAAAGCTCTTTTTAATTTTAAATCAAACATCAACTAACCCTGCCAATCGGCAGGTTTTTTTTGCACCTAACGTTTGCTTTGTTTTGCATTTACATCGAGCTATCATAAATGAATAAGTAAAAATTTAGTGAGGGCTACATGAAAGGTTTCGGATGGGGATTGCTTGTTATAGGTATTTTGGCAGCATTTGCCGCTTTTAACATGGATGTCAGTGTGGCAACTAGCTATGGAGGTAGGGTAAATAATTTCGGGCTGATGGCGCAAAGGCAGAATTATATTCTAATTAGCTGTTTTGTTATTTTTTGCGGGCTAATGATGGTCATATTTGGTGGTAGAAGATCAATTGAGTCAGGCCAAGTTAAATGTCCATTCTGTGCGGAATTCATAAGTAACGAAGCTATTAAGTGTAAGCATTGTGGTAGTGATTTATCAGAACATAAAAGATTACAGAAAGAAAAAGAGACTAACTTAAAAATAAAATTCAATGCCATTAATTATGATCAAACAGAACTGTACGATACTTCATCCGGAAAAGCTGTTCTAAATTATGAAAAATTGGCTAAACTTGTTCAGCGGATTAAATTTGAGGATGAAGATATTTCCGGTGAAGCACTGCTAGCTAGACAGAAGTTTAATATTGAAACAATTCAGTCACTTCTACCTAAAGAAATAAAAAAAGAGTTTAGAGACAAGGTGAGTCAATTAATATTAGATTCATTTATAAAATCAGACAAATTAGAGGAATTACATTATAGATTTATTTCCATAGATAATGGAAATTATCGAATAAATAAGGATGAAATTAAGAAGTTTGCTGAACATTTAATTTCTAAGTTGCCTTATGGTCACGATGTATTCACTGATTTTAACGATGAGATATCTAAGGCAATGAAATCTATACCTAGCGATGTTAGGGGAGATTTTATGAGCAATCTGCATCATTTTGTTTATGGTAAATAATAGAGAATATTCACAAACAAGCCACCTTCGGGTGGTTTTTTTATATCTGGAGGAAACTAAATGGCAGATATAGCAACAATATCATTAAAGGCTGATACGTCAGATCTGGAGCGTGGCACACAAAAGTTAAAGGAATTCGGCGATACGGCAGAAAAGGTAAGCGGTTCTTCGCGAAATTTAAATGACCAATTTAATAGAGGTGTTGGTCATCAAAAGAAAATTTCTGATGCAATAAAAAAGCAAAGGGAAGAATTTGATAATTTACTTAACTCGATAAATCCAACCAATAAAGCGTTTCAAAAACTAGATGAATGGCAAGCTAAATTAGCCAGCGCTAGCAAAAAAGGTATTTACCCAAGTGATGAGATTGCAAAGTATAACGCCATACTTGAGCAGACTAGAGATAAATTAACACGAGTTAATATGTCCCTTACGGCTGAAGGGCGGGCGCTGTTAGCTCAAGAGGCGGCAACAAATAGAGCCAAGCAAGCTGCTGATGATTTTTTAAATTCACTGAAAAATCAAACTGAAATCATAGGAAAAACGAGGACTGAGATTTTAGAGTTAAAAGCGGCTCAACTTGGCGTGTCGCAACAAGCTGCGCCGATGATCAATAAGCTAAAAGAGCAAGAAAAAGCCTTTATGAATGGCTCAATCACTATTGGTCAATATAAACAAGCAATGCGTCAACTTCCCATGCAAATGACAGATATTGTTACGTCATTAGCATCAGGAATGCCAGTCTGGATGGTGATGATACAACAAGGGGGGCAAATAAAGGACTCATTTGGTGGTATTGGAAACTCGTTGAAGGCGCTTGCATCGATAATTACTCCAACAAAGATTGCTATTGCAACAGCAACAACTGCATCACTAGCCCTGGCTTACTCTGCTTATAAAGGATCTCAAGAATTTGCTGAGTTTAATAAGCAATTGATAATGACGGGACGTTACGCTGGCAAAACAGCCTATGAATTAAATCAATTATCTAAAACTTTAGTTGGGAACTGGATTACTCAGGGTGACATGGCCTCAGCTCTAACTAAAGTGGTGGGTAGTGGGCGTTTTCAAGGAGACCAGATTTTGTTGGTGGCAAGGGCTGCAGCACAAATGGAGCAATCCACCGGAAAATCAATAGATGAAACAATAAACCAATTTAAGAGGCTAAAGGATGATCCTGTAAATGCTATTTTAGAATTAGATAAAACATTGCATTTGTTGACTGCGTCTGAATACGAGCACATTAAGTCATTAGAAATAGCAGGAAAAACACAAGAAGCTTCTGAGTTTTCAATTAAAAAACTGTCAGAGGAAACTGATAGAAGAACTAGATCTATGAATCAAAATATAGGTTCATTAGAGAGAGCATGGAATGATGTTGCAACCGCAATAAAGAATGCAGGAAATGCTTTAAAAAATATTGGTAAACCTCTTTCCGATGCGGAGGCGTTAGCTGAGATAAACGACAGAATAAAAGAATGGGAAAATGCTGGATTTTGGCATGGAACCAAAGAACAAAGAGAAAATATGATTCGCAACTTAAAGGAGCAACAAAAGATTTTAAGTTTCGTCGTATCTTCTCATGAAGGTTATGAAAAAGCACAAAACAAATCCAAGGAGGCGGATGAAAAAAGAAAAGAATCAATTAGAGAATATAATAAATTATTAGAAGATACTGCAACTAACGCTCAAAAAAGAACAGCAGCCCTAAATAAGCTATGGGAGCAAGTTAGAAGAGACCCTGAATTTTGGACTGAAGATAAAAGGAAGTTAGCAGTACAAAATATAAATAATAAATTTAAAGATAGAACATCTAAAACCCCAACCTACCGACCAGATTATGGTACTAGAGTAGATGAATCAGCAAATCAAGCCCTATTATCCCTACAAGCACAATTGAAGGTGTTAAAAGAGCATAAAACAGTTAGTGATGTGATTAGCTCTGAGCGTAAAAAACTGTGGGATATGGAGGCGAAAATATCAATCCTTGAGGAGGCTCAGAAAACAAGACAGTTAACCAAGGACGAAAAGGCGTTGCTTGCTAAAAAGGACTACATTCTTGCTTCTCAAGAAGCATTGGCCATAGCTGGTGATGAGGTTAAGCTTCAGGAGTTACATAATCGTGAGTTAGATAAGCAACTTAAACGTGTTGAAGAAATTAATGCCAGAAGTCGCGCCTTAGAGTTGGGAGCTGGTAAGTCTGGCCGCATGTATCAACGAGACATCGCATTAGAGAAAGCTAAATCACCAGACGAGAGAAAAGCCTTAGAGGAGTATTATGCTAAGGAAGACTCTATTCGTGCTAACTGGGAGTTAGGCGTTAAGAAAGGCTTTGCTGAATTCCAAGATCAGGCAACAAACGTTTACGGTAACGTAGCTCAAATTAGTCAATCAGCATTTCAGGGCATGAGTAACAGTCTCTCTGATTTTGTATTGACGGGCAAAGCTAATTTTGCTGACTTCACTCGCTCATTCTTAGAAATGACCACCAAGATGTTAATGCAGATGGCTATGCTAAATGCTATGAAAGCGGCATTTGGTGGTAGTGCGGTAGGTAATTTCTTTGGATTTGCAAGTGGTGGTTATACAGGCGATGGTGGAAAACATGATCCAGCGGGTGTAGTACATAAAGGCGAGTTCGTCTTTACCAAGGAAGCAACGCAACGATTAGGTATTGCCAACCTTTATCGACTAATGGATGCAGGAAAGCGAGGTTATGCTTCAGGTGGTCATGTCGGTGGTTCAGCGCCAATGTCGGTTACACAGCCAACAGCATTTATCGCTCGCAATCCTCAAATTGCTAGTGGTGGAAACGTACAGATTAATTTAGGAGATATTAATATTGAAAATGGACAACAGCAACAGCCGTCAAGTAATCAAGCCAATGCTTCATCATTAAAGCGTGAATTCCAGCAAATGGTGGAAAGTGGGGTTAACAATTTACTTAGAAACCCAGCATCTGCATTATCAAGAACAATCAAAGGCAATTAAGAGAGGTAGTTATGAAAATCAAAGTAGAGTTCCCATTGTTATCAAACAAATTTTCAGGAGTGGAAATTACAGGGGATGTAAAAAGATATGGCATTGGGGCCATAAAAATAAGTGAAAAACCTATATTAACGTCAGAAATTACAGTAATGGAGATAGTGGGAAATAATACCCCAGATGAAGAACCAAAGTTACAATTTAAGTACACAGAGGATTATAACCCAAATGAAACATTTGCTTCATTTATGGGGAGAGCGGAAAAATATGCAAGAACCATGATAGATCGCATAAAGGCGGCACAGTAACCGCCTTTATAATATGGTACTAATTATGTAAATGTGACTGAATGATACCAAACGCCTCGATAGTTACAGGACTATCATGCGATACTTTATTTAATTCACTAATAAGTTTTTCTTTTTCAATATCAGACATATTCCTAATCATTACTTGAATTATATACTCTAAAGCAAGAGTACGTGTTTGAAGGGTCTCTATGTCTTTAGCCATTTCACTAACTAACATATTCAATTCTCCATCGAAGTAAGTCAGCCATTCCTTCGGTAAGTTTCTCTGGGCTGAATATATAAAATAACCTAATGGATATTTATTAATATCCTGATATTTGATCAGGCGGCTTTGTGTCGCCTTTTTTTATTGGAGTAACCAATGGAAGAGTTTAAATGGCGAACACAAATACAAGATTCGCCAAGCGGTGAGTTCAAGCATCGTATTAAAGAAGTTGAATTTGGAGATGGTTACAAACAAGTTGCTGGTGATGGTATTAATCCAGAATCTCAAACGTGGCCATTCTCTTATATGGGATTGAAAGATGAGGTGATGCTTATTTTTAAATTCATTCGGCAACACACAGTAAAATCATTTATTTGGACACCTCCATTTGGTGAAAAAGGTCTTTATCGAGTTAAAGCTGATTCAATATCGATGATCCCCATATCTGGTGGAGTAATGAAATTGTCAGCTACGTTTGAACAGGCATTTAGCGCATGAATATCACAGCAGATGTACAAAAATTAGAGCCGGGTAATAAGGTTCAATTAATTGAGGTGGATGGCAGTGAGTTTGATGGGCCCATTCTTCGCTTCCATGCTTACAATCTACCTCATACACCAGAAGAGATAGAGCAATCTAATGGTGATATCAAGCCAAAACCAATTTGGTGGCAAGGCAATGAATACGGGGCATGGCCTTATGAAGTTGAAGGAATGGCAAAAAATAGTGATGGTAGTCCAGCGAGACCATCTCTAAAGGTTGCCAATATAGATGGCTTAATTTCATCTCTATGTCTTCAGTTTGACGACATGGTGCAAGCCAAAGTGACTATTTATGAGACATTTGCTCACTATCTTGATGCTAAAAACTTTCCTGAGGGAAATTCAACAGCTAATCCAGACGAATGCTTTAAACAAGTTTATTACATCGATCGTAAAACTAATGAGGTGGCTGGCGAATCCGTAGAGTTCGAGCTGTCTAGCCCGTTTGATTTGCAGGGAGTAATGATACCCGTTCGACAAATTCATAATCTTTGTTACTGGTGCATGAAAGGCGATTATCGTAGTGGTAATGGGTGCTCATATTCAGGGAATAAATATTTTGATGAGAGAGGAAACCCTGTTGATGATCCAGCGCTAGATAGTTGTGGTGGGCTTATTAGTGATTGCAAAAAACGCTTTGGTGAGAATGAGCCATTAGATTTTGGAGGGTTTCCCGCTGCGGGGTTAACGAGATGATCACAAAAAAATTAAGAGAATCGATATTTGAACATGTAAAAGCCGAATATCCCAAAGAAGCTTGCGGAGTTATCTGTCAGAAAAGTCGAGTTAAAAAATACTTTCCTTGTAGCAATCTTTCAGATAACCCAACAGAGCATTTTGAGCTTTCTCCAGAAGATTACGCTCTTGCTGAGGACTGGGGTGAGCCAATAGCAATTGTGCACAGCCATTGTGGTGATGGTGTAACGACTCAACCTAGCGAAATAGATAAATTACAGTGTGATGCAACTGGATTGCCTTGGGTGATCGCATCATGTCCAGAGGGTGATATTCGAATTATTTACCCTCGAGGTGAGCGTGAATTAGAAGGACGTCCTTTTGTGCTGGGTTATGCTGATTGCTGGTCGTTAATTATGGACTATTATCACCAAAAACACGGTATTGAGTTACATAACTACAGCGTTGATCGGCATTGGTGGGAAGAAGGCGAAAACCTGTATACGGATAACTACGAGAAAGCGGGTTTTGTTGATATCGCTGGTGAACCAAAAGAAGGTGACATGATTATCATGCAAGTGCAAGCCGATGTACCTAATCACGCTGGTGTGATTATGAATGGCATGTTACTTCATCATCTTTATGGTCAACTCAGCAGGTTGGTCCCCTACAGCGATTATTGGCGAGATAGGACTGTAAAAATTGTTCGGAGGAAAGAGTTTGTATGAGCCTAAAAACAATACGTCTATATGGTGTTCTTGGCGCAAAATTTGGGCGTGAACACAAATTAGATATAGATTCACCTCGCGAAGCAATTAAGGCACTCTCTGTGCTTTATGATGGGTTTGAGCTGTTTCTTGCTAATGCACATCTGAAAGGGCTGGAGTTTGCTGTATTTAAAGGTAAGCGCAACATTGCTGAAGATGAATTACATCTTGATACCAAAGAAGAGATCCGCATAGCACCAATCATTAAAGGAAGTAAACGAGGAGGATTCTTTCAAACTATGTTGGGCATTGCCATGATCGGTGTCGCGACATTTGCTCCTTGGGGTACTGCCTTATTTGCAAGTGACTTGATTGGGGCCATAGGTCTTGGTGTGGCGCTTGGTGGTGTTTACCAGATGCTTTCACCCCAACCGCGAGGTCTATCAATGAGGCAAGATTCAGATAACAAACCATCTTATGCCTTTGGCGGAGCTGTAAACTCTACTGCGCAAGGAAATCCAGTTCCTTTACTTTATGGACTGGACAGGCGAGAGGTAGGTGGGGCAATCATTTCCGCAGGTATTTATACAGAAGATCAGCAATAACATAAACGAATTTCAGAATAGCCACTATGTGGCTTTTTTTATGGGTGAAATATGGAATTAATTCATGGTGCAAAAGGTGGTGGCGGTGGCGGACATACGCCCACGGAATCACCAGATAGCTTACTTTCTGAATCAACAGCTAAGATTTTATTGGCTATCTCAGAAGGTGAAATTGCTGGTGGCTTAGACGATACTCGTATTTTTCTTGATGATACACCGATTGGCAATGCGGACGGTACTAAGAATTTTGAGGGTGTCACTTGGGAATTTAGACCGGGTAGTGAACACCAAGAATACATTCAGGGTATCCCATCAGTAGATAGCGAAACATCGGTAGGGTTGGAATTAAAAGACGATCAGCCCTATGTGCGGAGCATTAATAACACTCAGCTATCTGCTGTGCGCATTAGACTATCTGTTCCTCAATTGTTTCAACAACACGATAACGGGGATACTACAGGCTATAGAATTGAATATGCTATTGACTTATCTACAGATGGTGCTGGATATAATGAAGTATTAAAGTCTGCTTTTGATGGTAAAACGACCAGCGAATACCAGCGAACACACCGCATTGACTTACCCAAGGCAAATACAGGTTGGCAGATCCGTGTCCGACGATTAACTAAGAATCAGAATACAGCCAGAATTGTTGATAAGGTTACTATCTCTGCTGTTACTGATGTTATCGATGCTAAATTGCGTTATCCAAATACGGCCCTATTGTTTATTACTTTCAATGCGCGTCAATTTAATAATCGCATCCCTAAAATTAGCGTTCGCCCAAAAGGTGGCTTGCTTATCAAAGTGCCCACGAATTATGACCCGATTAATCGGGCCTATTCAGGCGTATGGGATGGCACCTTTAAACTTGCAGCAACCAATAACCCGGCATGGGTATTTTATGATTTAGTACTCAATAATCGCTACGGCTGTGGTGACCGGATCCAGTCTTCTCAGGTTGAAAAGTGGGACCTGTATAAGATTGCGCAATATTGTGATGAATTGGTACCCGATGGGCATGGTGGTGATGGTAAGGAGCCTCGATTCCTGTGTGATGTTTATATTCAATCGCAAGAATCGGCATACCAAGTACTGAGAGATATAGCGGCTATTTTTCGTGGTATGACATTTTGGGCTGATAACAAGGTTAATGTTGTCGCTGATATGCCAGATAGTATTTTTAGAACGTTTACTAATGCCAATATTGTTGGAGGTAAGCCTACCTATTCAGGAGGTAGTCAGCAAAATCGATATACACAAGCATTAGTTTCCTACACAGACACCAATAACCACAGTAATGATGCGATTGAGGCTGTGGCCGATATTAAACTACAGCGTCGTTACGGAGTACGCAAAACTGAAATATCAGCGATAGGTTGCACTCGACAGACGGAGGCTAACCGTAGAGGTCGCTGGGCGTTACTCACCAATGCTAACGACAGAGTTATTAGTTTTGCGACAGGATTAGAGGGGGCAATACCTTCTCCTGGTCATATCATTGCTGTTGCCGATTCTACATTGGCTGGAAGAGATAATGGTGGACGTATATCGCGTGTAGAAGGCAGAAAAATAACACTTGATCGCAGAGCCAATATTAAAGCAGGTGATAGGTTGATTGTTAATCTGCCAAACGGGCGCTCAGAGGGAAGAACCGTATCACTGGTTGCTGATAATATCATTACAATTTCAACGGAGTACTCACAGGAACCAGAGAAAAACGCAGTTTGGACAGTTGATGCTGATGATTTAACATTACAACTTTATCGGGTCGTTAATATTACTGATAATGGCGATAATACATACACTATTACTGGCGCAATCCATAACCCAAGCAATTACGATCACATTGACTCTGGCGCAAGAATAGGTGAGCGTCCAATCACCATTGTTCCACCGAGTGTGCAAGCACCACCTAAAAACATTCGTATATCATCCTATTCTCAGGTTAATCAAGGTATTTCATTTATTACTCTGCGTGTTGATTGGGATGCAGTTGATAATGCCATTACCTATGAGGCTCAATGGCGGAGAGATAATAATAACTGGGTATCAATGCCAAGAACATCAACATGTGGGTTTGAAGTTGATGGCATTTATGCTGGTCGTTATCAGGTGAGAGTTCGTGCGATAAATGCGTCTGAAATATCCAGTGTATGGACTAATGCGCCAGAAACAACACTGACAGGAAAAGTAGGGAGCCCGCCTAAACCTGTAAACTTTAGAGCTTCACCGCTCGTATTTGGCATTAAGTTAGGCTGGGAATTTGGTGAAAACACCAGTGATACGTTAAAAACGGAAATTCAGTACAGCAAAACCAATAATGGTGAAGGTCTGATGCTGTTATCTGATGTTCCTTATCCCTCAAAAACCTATGAAATGGCAGGGTTATCAGCAGGTTTAACGCTTTATTTTAGAGCAAGACTGGTAGATAAAATAGGTAATCATTCCGAATGGACTGAGTTTATTCTGGGAGAATCTGAGTTTGATGCTAGTATTATTCTTGATGAATTAGCGGGGCAAATCAGCCGAGACCAACTCGCACAAGACTTATTGGGTGAAATTAACAGTAAAGCTAACCAAATCGATATTACTGAATTACATGAGTTGATGAGGATAAATCATGACAAGATTTTATCTGAGTTGATGAGGCATGGAGCAACGATTGAAGAAAGTGAAAAAAAATGGGAGGAGGCAGGAAAATTACTGGCTGAGCGGATGAACCAAGTTTCAACGGCAACAGAAGCACAGGCTGCCGCAATTAAACAAGAGCAACAAGCACGTATTGAGGGTGATAAAACCGAAGCGCAACAACGGCAATCCTTAGCTACTCAACTTCGTGGTGATTATACTGGCAATGATTTATCGAAAGTGACCGCAGGACTCATTTCCGCCGAGAAACAAGCGCGGGTCTCGGGTGACCAAGCAGAAGCGAAAGCCCGACAATCACTGGAAACACGGATGAATGGGAATGTTTCAGCGATTAATAAATCATTAGAAACCCTCACCTCGAAACAGCAAGCACAAACGCAAGAGATTTCAACGCTCAATTCAAATCTTAAGGGGAAAGCTGATAGCAGTGTGGTGAATGCGTTAAATACGCGAGTAACTAATCTCGATGGCAAAGTGATGTCCGCAACCTCTCAGGTACAAACGTTATCCAGCAAATTAGATACAGTGAAAGCCGATTTAACGGAGTCTGTGGTGGTGGATTTAGATTTATCTAAACTCAATGAAAACACCTATTATCCGATTATTTTGCCATTAGTAACTTCTCGACGTTATGCCTTTAAGGTTTTTAGGACATTAGGGCAATATAGAGACAATAAACCGAGCTATGCGACTCACAATACCAAAGGTTTTGCCATGATTGTGGAATGGCAAGTGAGTGGTTCTGGATGGGGAACCCAGTCTGAAAACCGCATCATTGATAATTTTGATTGGCGATGGACAAATCAATCCCCTGTGATGGGGCCAGCTCAATTAACGAATGGTTCTGTGGAATATATCTATTTGCGAGGAGGTGCTAAATATCAGCTCACTAAGCATAAAAGTGTTAACCATCAAATTATCACCCGCACTTATACCAATAACAAACAATCGGTGGCACCAAAAGGATTTGTGGCGAATGAAGTACCTAAGTCCAGCGAACAGAAAGCCAATGCAACGGCGAATGCGGTAAACCAACTTGAAACTAAGGTGACTGAGGTCTCAGGTAAAGTGACCTCTACCGCCCAGCAAGTCACTCGCCTTGAAAGCCAAGTGGGTACAAGTTCAGCCAAAATCGAACAAACGTCGAAAGTGGTCACCGACATAAATGGCAAAATTTCCGCATCATGGACAATGAAAGTTCAGCAAGATAGCAAAGGGAATAAAGTCATTACGGGCATTGGCTTAGGGTTTAATGCACAAGGAAATAGCCAATTTCTGGTCAATGCCCAAAACTTTGCAGTGATATCGTCATTAAATGGCAAAGTGGTGACACCGTTTATCGTGAAGAATGGACAGGTGGTTGTTAATGAAGCTTTTATTGGTGATGCAACTATTACCAGTGCAAAAATAGCTAATGTATTGCAATCAACCAATTTCAGCCATGCAAACAAGGTGGGCTATCAACTTAATATGCGCACTGGTGAAGAAATTAAATATGGGAATAACGCTCAGGGGTACTGGATTGAAACAAACATATTAAAACGTTTGTTTGATAAAAAAGGCACAATGCGTATCAGAATGGGGATATGGTAATGGGCATGGGTTTAGAAATATATGATGAGAAAGGGCGACTCATTATTGGAGAAGACACTATTATACCGCGCCACTTGGGGCAATTTGACCTTCCTTTGTCCCAATATGGATCTCTTACTATTCCTGAGATTTCCTTAGGAGGTGAGGTTGTTTGCCATTTCTGGCTACGGTATCGCTCTCGATGGAGTGGTGAATTTCATGTAGATAAGCCTAATGAGAGAACAGAGTACTCCATATCTGGGAACACGTTAAATTACCGCGTTGATTACAATATCTATCGCTGGGAGAACAATGGCTCTGGTGGTGGGCAGACACAAGCGAATGACTCATTCTCAAGTCATGTTGTCGTATGGGTGGTGTGAAATGGTTGGTGTAGAAATTTACACAAATAATAGGCTGATACAATTAACCGATAAACTCGAAACAATATGTGTTTTGAGAAAAGCAACTCCTGATGAACTAACGTCATCATCAGGCCCTCATGATAGCTATCCGAGAATCTATGCGTTAAATAGCCAATGGATGGTTGCTCCGATTTCCAAGGTAAGCATACCTCAACACGGAGTTGGTCTTGAAGTTTATGATGAGCAAGGGAAAATGAAATTTTCATCTCTTGCTAAGTTGGTCTGCTTTGAGAAATATTATGATGTCAATACGGGGAGCGCTGGCAAAGGCTCATTAAGAATCGCAGGCAAAAGTGGTCATCGGTATGGCATGATTAAGACTCGCTCTATGGGGTATTTTCATAATACAAACATACGAAGCTACATAGACCCTGACACGTGGGATGAAGTTTGGACATTCAAAAGATATAGCGAGCGTTATGTCTTGGTTGATGATGTGGGAGGGTTAACATTTGAGTATCGATACGAGTTCTTAGGAGAAGAGGATGGCTGGATAAGTATGCCTCCGAGTCGAGAAGGTTCTGGATTAATGGAACAAGGGCTTATGATAGACGTTTCAATGTTAGAAGATTAAATACCGCACTAATGTGGTTTTTTTGTATCTAAATTTTAGGAAATAAATCATGATATACACAACAGGCACTGTTAGCACAGTGTCAGGGTCTGCTGTTGTCTCTGGCACAGGTACCATTATTTTAATTAAAAATGGTAATGCTAATTTTATTTATATGGTGGACAGGGTTAATAGCGATACAGAATTAGTCATTTCACAACCGGCTACATTTACCGTAAAAAACACTAGTTACAGCATTAATCTCACTGAGCCGAACTCATACAGCGACGCTAATAATCGTATGACCGCTATTGCATCAGATATTACGTAGTTCTTAAACGAGCAACGAGTTACGCTCGATGGTGTTAAAAAAGTGCTGGGGGATATTAGTAAAAAGTTAGATAAAAGTGGTGTGGACCTTTCAGGGATTTCGAAGTGCGATTACACGTAATACACAAATGGCTTATTGTGTGTTTCGACAAAAATCCACCTTAAAGGCGGGCGCTATTGGTCTTTGCCGACAATATTATCGCATTTAGATAAGTGTGTTGTGTTTTATCATACCACCAACTCTCAAGCGGAAGTGAGCTATTTAGCGCATAAAAAGCAATTATACAGTTCAGCCCAAACAGACATTTATGTGTGTGTATTCGTTTCAGGAATGGTTTTGACCCCGAAGAGACGTTGGGGGTTATCACTGTACAGTGAAGATGGAGCACGGGTCTTTAATACGGACTATTTGCCTTTTACCCGAGGAAAATCAATGGCATTGTTATTACGGGAGGGGAGTGTAGAGACTCCATATAGTTTGCCTTTAGTCTGTGCAACAAGTCAGTTTGTGAATGCGTCTTATCAGGATGAT